TTTTTGGTTGTATATCCCTTGTAAGTTGTTAGTTTATATAGAGTTACAAGACCAGACAAAAAGAATTTATGAAAATCGTTGTAACTTGTTGTGCTATGGCTGATTAGTTTTTGGAACTTCTTCTATGGTCTTTGCTGCTGCATCAAAGTTTGCACTGTGAGCAAGGTCTGCTGTCTTCATAACACGGTCAATCGAGGGAGAGAGTTGAATAATCCAGCCTGAACTCAAAATCACAATCGTCCTACACTTCTCCTTTCCGCACAAATCAATGATACGGTCTTTCGCTCTATAAACATCAAGCAAAGCCCGTATCGGAAGTGAATTTACACGCGATGTAACAGTGACAATATCGCCACCTATTGCATCATCATTTCCTATTCTTATCATGACCTTCTTTCAAAACAGCGTGTACAGTTTTTTTGATTTCATCCTCTGATTTTTCACTTCGGAATGAATAACCCTCAATCGTCGATATTTCAGCATCTTGCAAATCAATTGCAAACTCAAAAGATGTTCTCTCTGGGTGAACTCCTATCAACAGCTGACTCGCTCTCGTTCCAGTAAACAGCCTTCCCAAACTAAATTCATCAGCACCTTTCATTGAACCATTCAAAAACACCTTGCCTTTCATGCGACTCAAAGTGTTTGAAGTATGAAAATGACCCAGAAGCACATAATCCATACGTACATCTTCAGCGAATAGAAGCTCTGTGAGTTGAGTTACAGTCCTTTGAATACCATAAAAAGGTATTCCATAATAGCTTTTGATGTTATCTCCGTGAAGTAACAAAAAGTTATGGCCGTTGATATTATGTACATGCCAAAAACTCTTCGGGAGTATGAACTTTATACGCTTGTTCTTTTCCAAAAGCCCCTCAAGTAACTGATATGTCATGTAATCCCAATTCACATACCGAGATTTGTAGCGTGGCTTCTGAAAGACGCGGCCGTGATTTCCTACTACTCCAACAAATTCTACTTCCTTGAAGTACTTTGAAAGTTCTGTTAAAGCTTGTCCCATTAGATGAGCAGCACCTACAGTCCACTCTACAATATTCCCCTCAACTTCTTCTCGAAGTTCATCATGAATGTTTCCTGAAACAACATCGCCCAGTGAAGCTACTACAACTTTGTCAAACGTGTAACCTCGAAGTTTATTTTTTGCAATGTCAACCACTCGAGTCACATACCATTTCAACCTCTGAGCTGCAATGTCCATGTCATAGCTATTCAGCCCAAGAATCTCTCTCTTCCTAACAACCTCTCCAAAGTGAATATCTGAAATCAACATCAGCAACGTTTCCTTGGTTGTTGATTTCTTACTAACGATATCACGAAATTTCAAATCGGGTTCGGGAAACGCTTGCAGGTAATCTTTCATCTGCGAAATGATATCAAGATGCTCGCTCACTGTTTGAACTGCCTCAGAATATCTTCTTTTTAAAATACGCAGTTCTGCTTGGATACGTTCGAGGGCAACATCATTCTTAACTCGCTCCCCAACATTTTCGTCGGTAATCGACCTGCGTCCAGCAAGATGATTCCAGCTAATTCCTGAATTTGTAAGTAATAATTTTATTGCAGCAATAGTTCTTCCCACCCCAAACCGTTGCTCCAACAATAAAGAAATCTCGCGTGGGTGATGCCCTTTCCCCAAGCTCGATTTAACAAAATCAATCTCTTCTTGCGTCCATCTTCGACCAGCCATAGTTGTCCTCCTACTTTACAAGTTCAACGTCTCCACGAAGACCTTGATTAATTATTCTAACGAACTTTTCAGTAGTAAGTCCATGAAGAGAATAAATGTTAATGAACTTCCTCTTTTTCTCTCGAGATTTGCGGCGGTGAAGCTCGTCAATACTATCATCATGTTGATTCATTCTTTTCTTTGATTCATAGCTTGTTCCGCAGGATTTACACCACATTGCCCTGCACAACGAGCTCATAGAAGGATAGTCCTCTATTAACTTCTTTCCACATCCCAGGCATCTTCTATCCTTATGAGTCTGATATAGATTTGAAGCCTTACGCTTACGATGCTTCTTTCGTTCCTTACGCGGCAAAAGTTTACACATCGGACATTTCTTGTTTCGGACAAGGTCAATCAAAGAAGGATAATGCCCAACAAGGAACGCCCCACAAGAATTACACTGCTTAAGCAAATACTTCTTAATCAACAAGTTGTTAGAACTCATATGCTTTTCGTAATCTCGCCCATCCATTTACGATGCTTCGGTCTGTCATCTAACTCCGGATGAACACGTTGTAGTTCACGCAAGATAGCAGCGTTGACTCTCACCTGCGCCAAGTGATTTAACCCAGTCTCCGGGTCAATGTCCTCACCTGCCCAATACTTGAATAAATGCCTACACAGTGCAGCAAAATACTCCGAATGAGGCCGTCCTTTCTCCCAATTCCACGAACCTTCTTGTCCAGACAACTTAGTGTATTTGTTTGCACCATGCGTCCAAACCTCAACTTCCTCAAACAGCACGAAAGAGGGAATGAGGTCAAACCGAAGCTTGCCCTCACTCTCTTTTGTTGCGTCAGCACTCATTCGTTCTTCGATTTGATTATCTTCTCAACCCTCTCCACATAAGCGAAGTAAGCTCGATTGAGAATCAATTCACTCTGCGGTTTCGAAACATCTCTATCTTTCATCTTCAACGAAATCCAACAAAAAATGATTTTGTCCTTGCGTGGCGCCTGACACTCATAAACATCTCGAACTTCGTAACGATTGATGACATCTTTCACTGTCCCAGGAAATCGAACGTGAACAACATCTCCAGAATTCGGAAGCCGGTCATTCAGTAATACAAACGCTGATGAAATATCTTGAACGAAATCAAATCTATCCCCTAACTCCTCCCGTTCCCAAACATTGTAAAAAAATGTAGGAGCATAGGGTTGGTCAGCGTAAGCGTACTTCTTTCTTTGAATTTTCTTCCATTCAAGATTGCTTTCAAACGGAAGTTTAGATTTCGGTCTGGTAGCAGGTTCAGGCGGCGTAGATTCCTCTTTTGGAGGAGCAACTGCCTCCTCCAATTTGATTTCGTTATTTCCTGCGGAATCGGCAACAGAAAGCGAACTTGAAGCCGCAGCCAGGTCGCCAGCTCCTTCACTAACGATAGAAGCAGACTCAGTAGGCTCAATCTTAGCTTCATCACCCGTTCCTTTCACCTTCTCATCTTGATTCTTTTTCATTTCTCCTCCTCAATGTCTCTTTTCAACAGCCTGCGCAGCCGCAGCAACTCGCATTGAATCCTGCATGACCTTATTCAACGCTTGAATGACCAACGGAGGAATCTCTCCACGAATTCTCATTGCAATCTGATTTATCAAAGGCTGAAACATGTTGATGATTGCTAACGCTTGAATCGACTCCGCAATAGTTCCAGAATGAATCGCCTGAGGAAATTTCTGACCTCCGTATTCAGTTTCCTCAAGAATTTCAATCGCCCCTGTCTCATAAATCACTACTGTAAAAGCGCAAAGTGGCTTTCCCTTCGTCCTGACTTTTTGACCATCAGGTGCCAACAAAATATCTGACTTTGTTTCAGACATCAACATCTCCTTTCATTATCTTGTTTCCCGCATGTACGCTTTTTCAGCGTCATCCAACAAATCTTCTATAAATGAATAGACCTCCTTTGGCATCTCTACGTTATCCAGCAAGTACTGCAAGTACGAGTACTCCTTATCAAAAATATTGGTTACAAACCAACTTTGGTACTTTCCAAACAAGAGTTGAACATCGTGAATTGCTCCATTCGGCTTTCGAACTATAAAAAACTTCTCAGCAACAAAATCCTTCTTAGCATCTTGAGAGTCATCTTCCATCTTGGATAGTGTCATGTTGATTCCTCTACCAATTTGAACCCTCTTTTATGGGCTATAGATATAAAATCTTTCCACGAGTATTGCCCAATAAGAGAATTTTTAACAGTGTTGTAGTTGTCTTCCGTTAGAGGATACACTTTCAAAGTATGAGAATTTTCCTCAGTAAGTAAAATCTCGCTATCAGTTTCCTCAACCTTGGTAACAACAACATTCAGAGTTCTACGATAGTCTACCGATAATGAAAATGAAAAGAAAGAATCACTTCGGGCAACAATCCCAAATACAACGTGTGTATTCTCTTCCGTCTCCACTACATACAAAGTCCTCGCGTCTGTTTTCATTGCTCTCTCGTTACATTAAAAGTATCACTATCAAAACACTGCCGCCCCTTTTGCTTCTACAAAAAAGTCTGCAATGTCCTTCCCATTGATTTTTGTAATTCCTTTACTTATAAACTTCGTTATCAAATCCCATCGTTCAAGTTTATGACAAATCACATATTCAACATTACTAAAATCAATCGAATTCCTAAATACTACTTCAGCAGCAGCAGGATATCTAACTCCATCTGGGCGCTCTTTCCTAAGAGAATGGAAATAAGACGTTCTGCCCTTACTCGAAAAATATTTGATATCGGTAACATCTCCATACTTGTCCCCGGAAAACCCATACCAATCCAATCTCTTAGCAATATCTTTTTTAAACACGTACACCACGTGGCCTTTACTAGAAGAATCCAACGCTGTGGACGCGTAGTTAATATCAAGTGAAGTGACTGGTCTAACAAAAACACCGTTAGCTCCACCAGTCTCCAAATCTGCACGGGGAGACATTCCAACTGCATCATCAAAAAATCCCCTTGCCAATCTCTGCTCTGTACTTAGAAACTGTTTGGAATCAAAAACAGCTTCAACACTCTCTGAAGAGCCTAAATGGATAAATCCTTGAAATTCTTCTGGCAGGGGCAAGTCGTCCCACATCGATACGTATTCATCTGTGTTAACAAAACTCACATCATTTACATCCATAACTTTCTTTCCATCCGCCCAAAGATACCTTGCTGAAATATAAGCATCTTTATCGTTCTTTATAGTTGGGGCAAACCACGACCCAATATCGTACTCCTTCAAATCTTTCTTAACCTGCTGTAAGCTTTCAGCTAAATCTGCTGATTTGCTATCAACCCAAACTTGATTAGAAAAACTGTTAATTGTTTTGAATTTTTCAAAATAAGGAAGATTCACAGTAATCGTAGTTTTACCTGAAGATTGAACAAAAACTCGATTTTTCCTATCTAATATAAAATCTTTCTTCGAAAAAACAAATCCCTTATCAGTTTTCTTTATCAATCTGTACTTTTCATCTACATTTCTAAGCTTCAAGAACTTGCCAGAATTCATTTCTTTCCATAATCTACGGGACGCTTCATCAGTTATCTTAAATTGAAACGAGTATGTTCCTCCCGCCGTTTTATAAATCTTAACTTCAAATGCTTCAACGCTCTTTCCATCTACTAAAACGTGCCCAATCCCATCCTTATCCCATCTAATCTTATCAAGATTCTTTCCGGCCAGCAAGTCGATATCCGAATCCAAATCGATATACTCTTGATAACTCAGAGTTTTCACTGCCGTCACAGGAGGAGGAGCACCTTTAGGAAGTGCAATGGTTTTGAGTTTTCCAGCATCTCCACCAACAGCATAGTACATTCTCCCGTCAACCGCCTTTCTCGTATACAATCCAAGAATTCTTGCTCGCTGATTGAAATCATACCAAGGCATGGTCTCGGGGTCACGAACAAGAGTTGAAAATCTCCTAACATCAGCAAGAACTGAATCTGGAACCTTACTTAAATCCTTTCCCCATCCATAAGGGTCAATTCCATATTGATTAATCAAACCCTTTTTTCCCTTAGATGTAATTGATAATCCCTTTGTTGCACGGTCAAGAGGGTCAATAACTTTATTCAAATCCTTAATTGTCTCAATTGAAGTAGTTCCTATAAACTTACAAAGAGGATTACTAATTCCACCAAGTTCAGGCAGCTTTGCAAGAGCATCTTTGTACGATATCGGAATCGACCAACCCTCCTTCGAAATACGAGCAAGGCGGTCAATGGGAAACTGCTCCTTCTTCCACAAGTCAAAAAGTGCCTGATTACCAAATATTTTTCTCTGTTCTGATTCTGGAAGTTGCCAAAATCTACTCTGCATCAAGGGAACATCCTGACTATAATTACTCCACGATTCACTAAGCTTAGTAGGAAGCTTTGATGTATCGAACCCAAGGTCTTCAAGCGTCTTTGCTACAGGAATGAAATAGCACATTCCGGCAATGTGGTCGTTCATCGGGGCAGCGATATCGTACTCTTTACCATCCAGCATCACGCAAGCTAAACAAGGTCTTCCATCTGCCATACGAATCTTCTTTTCAAAAAGATGCTGATTATCAGACATGAATTTTGTAAAGTCTTCATTCACGGCAGTATTGTACGATGTTCGCATAATACGCAAAACATTGTATTCCATTTTTTTCGTCAACTCAGCATTATCTAACGTAGGAAGAACTTTCTTGAGAAAATCTTCCTTGGCAGTATACACACCCTGCCCAGCACTAACCGCAGCAGCAACATCTCGTTGAAGAACCTTAACGTGGTCAGCACTAAGAGTCTTAATAAGCATACTCGGCTCAGTTTTGTTATCAAGCTGACCTTTTAACATCTGCTTGAATTGGTCATTGGGAGTTCCCTTGCCCAACGAAATCACTATCTTTGGAGACGCTTCAGCTTCGAAAATCTCGCTATGCGTTGTCTCAACAGAAAGAAATTCTTCTTCATTCTCCTTCTTGATTGTCACGAACTTTGCAGGATAGAGCAACTTGAATAACTCTACGTATCTCTTTTTGGCAAGCAAAAAGAACATGAGTGTCGCTTTCTGCGACATCTTCGCCAAATCAACGTAGGCAAGACGTAATGTTGTATTCAACTGACTGAAATAATTAGTCTCTTGCCTACGCCACAACTCCCAATCGGGCTGCCCATTCTCAAAAATATCGACAGCTACTTTCTGAGCCCAAGCTTCCAACGAAATTTTCAAGTCCTTCTTGAAATAAGCTCGAATATCTTTAATGAATCTTTCATCCATCTGCCTAAACATCCTGATAGATTCAGAACCAAATTTTCTCAAAGGTATGGGCATGTGTTATTCCTCTGGCTCTTCTCCCGTCTTACCCATCAACGATTTCTCCAAATCAGCAAGTTCATTATCGCTACGTTCTGCATCCAAGCTCTTTTCATCAGAAATTCGTGCCTCTTCTTCTGACGGCTCCAAATCAAACTTCCTCATTGCAGTATATCGAGACATCAGCCTAAGCTCAACAAGAATCTTTACAACTTCAGCCTGTAAACGAGGGTCTTCGTAAACAACGTGAGGAAACACAATATCGATTGGAACATCTTCGGTCTTAACTTCAGTTTCAATTTCCTGCCCAAGAATCGCCTTTGCCCCGTTGTGAATATCTGCCTCATCTTGCTCTGTGATTACCTTTCCTGACAATAACCGAAGTTTGGCTCTGATGAAATTAATCGCAGCTTCTTGCTTTGCCTCCCATTGTATTGACTCACCTATCATCGATGCTTTGTAAACTTTGATTGTCATAGTCTTCGGTATGATTGTATGTTCAACAAGTTGACTAATCACATACCTAAATATCCTCTGCCACATGTCTCGTTGTTCATCCTGCTCATCGAGAACAAGATTCGCAAACGGGGTATCAGCCTTTCGAATAGACGCGTAATTCTCGTTAGATGAATCCTGAAAGAGGATATGTGGAGGAATCTGAAGCCCTGCACAAACCAGATACATCAGCATCTTCCAATCAGCCGTGGAATCTTGAGCACCTGTATTCGGTGTCTCAAATCTAAATTTCTGATTCATGTCCTCAAACAAAATCCCACCACTCTTTGGCAAGTCCTTGTATGATGGAATTGACCCAGATTGAAACTTACCCATTTTCTGCATGATGCCGTAAATACGCTGACGAAACATCGCATATCTGGCACGCTCCATGGCAAATTCAAGAAGAATACGCATCCATCGAAATGAAGGATACATATATGGAAGACCCCGCGTTTCGTCCTCGTGTCCCATCTGCATAGAAACAACTCGAACATTTTCATCTTCTTCAAAATTTTTTCCTGCTCCAGTCTCAAAATCCTTGGGCTTGTTCTCCTCATCAGCAAAAGCTTCTTTGTAAAACACCTTCTTCTCACCGTCTGTACCCGAAATTCTTCTACAAAACCCATACACTGCACCAATATCGCCATCTTCAGTGATTACAAAATCGACTTGACTCGGGGGAATGTATCTTAACTTCAAAGTTTTATGCATAGTCAACGAAGTATTTATCAACGCTATGTATTGTTCACCATTATTAAGATACATTTTGTACAAGCGCTTCTGGCGTCGTTCAAGATTGTTGAAATTCCAAAATTTCTGCAACGCATTGTTTATTTCTTCAGACTGAGAAACAAACTTGATTCCTCTTCCAAAAACGTAGGAAGATAAATTACGAATAGCTGCACGCCCAATAGGAGTCGTATCGTAAAAAACAAAACTCGCTGTTCTGGCGTCGTTTCGGTAGTTCAGCCCAATCGTTCTTTTCGCTTCACCATGCGAATCCTCAAGACCCATCCCCGCCCACATTGTGCCCTCTTTCACTTTCAAACCCGAAGCTTTGGTTTGTTGCTCTTGAAGTTGAACGAAACTATGACCGACAACCTCTATATCATTCAAGATTGATTTGTCTGACGAAATAGAAAGCCCACTACTTGAAAGCGACTTGGCAAGTGAAAAGGCCTCTTCAAGTGCAGCAGAAAGTTCCTCTGATGTAAACCTCATAGTAGGCTCCCCAAACACATGCCTACGAATTCGATGCCAAAATCCTTCTTTCAATTCAGGCTTCTTTTCGGGGCTAAGGCTAAGCAGCCCTTTCATAAGTCGCTTGATTTCGTTCAATTTTTCGTTTTCGCGCTGTGTAGACATCTTAGTCTCTCCCTATTAAAACCCTACAGGGTTTGAATCTGAAAATACGTCATCCAATCCCAAGTCCATATCTTGTTTTTTATCTTCTCGTTCAAGATTAACATTGAATTTATCTTCTCTTCTTGATTTCGTAACTTCCTTAGTTTGCTTGGAAACTCTTCGCAAATCTTCGGGACGCTCAGGAATGCCCCACTCATTTATAGAAGCACTCAGAGCAGCGCCAACAATCGCATCCATCAAATCTTTGCTACCGTTCGGCGGGTGGTCTACTTTTCCTTTCTTCACGTCCTCTTCAAGATGCATAGATTCTTCTTCATACAAAGTAACATCAGGATTCAATCTATTATGCAAACACGGATTGTAAAAGGGAATTCTAACACGACCATCCAGAATCAAATCTCGATATCCTTCCCAAGGCATCATGTATCTTCCATTAGTTGATTCTTCTCTAAAACCTTGCGGTTCATGTACATCAAGAACAACATACTTTGTCGTTCTATCTACAGACATCACAGCTGCTAAGTACCCCTCACGATTAAGTCGTTGTACTGAGGAGATAGATTGCCATCCATCGTATGTTACAAGAACGAGTGGAAACCCAAGTTCTCCGGCGACGCGGTGAATCAATTCGATAATAGCGTCAAACTGAATGGGAATGTTAGGTGACGCTTGAATCACACCGACAAAATCAAATTGAACAAACGGAAGCGGCCGACGGTCTACAAAACTATCAGACCCAACAATCACATCTCGAGATACAGACACGCCTCGAGGAACATGGCACATAGCCAAACCGCATCGGTCTCGCTTATAACCTAAGTCCACGTGCATGTATCTTCGAAATTCGTCTCGGCACACAAACTCTTCAGAAAATGAGCAAGAAATCCCATCAAACGGATTGTTTTTGTCAGTATCAATCGACCTAAGAAGTGCATCTCTATCCGTAAAAAACGGCATCAAAGCCTCAACAGGGTCGCACCCCAAAGTTCGGGCAAATGTAACAGGGTCTCTTTCAGCAAGAGGTAAGTATTCAACAGGTACGTCCTGAATAAATGACCTAATGATTCTACCCATCAATCCGTTCCTTGAAGCTTGAGTAATCTTCCCAAGCTATCAAACTTAAAGTTCTTATTCTCATAAAGAACAACTCGAGTAGGTAATGTTAGCACTGAATCCAATGCAATTACATTTCCTGGACTTAGCTTCACATGCCGCGCAGTCCATCCAATTCCGCCACCACGTTCCAAATAATCCAAAAAATTCAACAAGTCTATGTACTGTTTTTCAGGCAAAACAACGTATCGATACCCTTTATCAAGAAACTTTTCTGATTCTGAATTGTAATCTATTTTGTGTGCTGTTAACACTTTTGATGCTGATAATGTTGTACAAAAAGGGTCGAACTTTCTCATCGGGCTACTTACATCTCTCATGGACTTGGCAATCATCGAATCAAGAGCCTCAACCACAGTCATCTCGGATTGTGGATTCTGTACAGCAATTTCACGTTCTTGCTGACACGAAAAAATCATACTAATCAAGACAATGACGACAATGCTTATACTTCTCATATACCTTGTGAATGTACGGATGTAGTTCTGCTAAACTCTTTTCTGCCAACAGTTTATCAAGAAAATCAGTATCGTTGAACTGCAAAACAATGGCGTCAAGAGTCACGCCGGTGTATTCTCCTGTTGTAATCACAACAGCATCCTCATTCTCTAATCTCCTCCATTCAACTTGCATCATTCACCACCCTACAGTTCTTGAAATCAAACTTGAACGTTTTCCCGCAGTACACACCTTTCTTGTCCTTCAGAGCCGACCACAATGGCCGCTTGATAATCATCATCTTATTCTTGATATCAACCCATCTCTCCCCACTTGAGTCTACAGACTCAACATCTGCTTGTGAAATCAATCTCTCCATGAAGGTCTCATTGTGACTCGGATTCGAAGATAATACAAGAAGACCTGGAATTCGTCCTCCAGCTCGCATATATCTCGAAGTCATACGTGTAAAAATTTCGTCATACATCATTTTTGCGGCGTCGTAAACAGCAAAACTTGTCCCGCCGAATGCTGTTTTCTTACTGTCTGCTGTCCACTCTAAGTAGTTGGCTTCGTCTATCACTGCTCCGTAGATGTTATACCCCAACGCAGATGCTGCTGCACCTGTCCCAGGAAATACAAGAATGTTCTTTGGAAACTTCAACTCAGAGGGATAAATTCTCTTATTTTGAACTTCAGCAAACGTTGGAGAAGGTGTTAAGTACTGCATAAAGAACTTGTTGTTGCATAGCGGAAGAAACTCAGTGAATGTAACTTTCTTGGCCTTATCCGCATTCTTAGACATCATGATAAACGCTATCTTTCTATCGGGAGCTAATCCCAGCTCGTCTTGCGGATTAGGCTTCATTCCTAATTTGAAAATTTGAAGGGCTATCAACAATGCTAACTTCGTAGATTTCCCGCTTCCAATGCCTTCTTCGTCAAGAACAGTATGAATATCATACTTTTTTTTCAATTCGAAAATTGTTATGATATCTTGACGATGGCAGGGATACAACCACTCCTTAGTGTTAAGAAACTCTTCTGAATCAAGAAGTTCAGAAATCGAAATGTCCTGAAGTTCTTCAATCTTTCTATCAATCGTAGATACCGACGACGCACCTGACAGCAAAGCTGAACGATAATTAGTATTTATCAACTCAGATAATGAGTTAAGAACATTTTGTTCTTTTTGCAATCCATTCATACAACCACAGGCTTCCATTCAAACATTGTTTCTTCGCCGAGAATTGTAGTTCCACCTGCATCCCGAACAAGCTCAAGTAGATAGGGTTCATTAAAAACGTAATCTGATATCTTCACAATTACAATACGAGGAATCAACTGAAGAACATTTGTTCTCGAGGCTATGATGAACTTATTGAAACATCCTAAAGAATCTGTGATTACGCGATTGATGTAGTAGTAGTCTATTTCCGAAATTCGATGAGTGATTCTCATACTTCTTCGATTCAGCTCAAAGTTAGGGTCTTGAACAGCAACCAAGCTTGATATCAACGCTGCTCGAAACACAAATTTGTAAACAGGAATCTGTGCACTCTCCCCACTATCACTTTTCACTTCGATACAATTTTTCTTGTAATATCTTCTCGTCTTCCCGCAGGAAATACGAATAGGGTCAGAAAATTTAATTGAATGAAGCATCTATACCTGCTCCAACTCCTCGTCCGATACTGTATCAATCTGCGAACTCTCAATCTTTGTGCCAATCACAGTATTCAACACAATCATCAACCTCTGAAACTGCGTTTCATCCAAAATATCTTTACAAGTATCTACTATCAATTTGAAATATTTTAACAGCTCGTCCCGAGTAAATAAGGATGCTCTTAAAAGGTCTTGCCGAACCATTTTCACCTTGATGATTTGATTTATCATGCTTCGAATTTCATTAAGGTCGGCAGCAGGCTTTGAAAGTCTCTCTCGTAGTATTCTGTACAGCAATTCAAGTTCAGAATCAACAGAACTAAACAAACTCTCAGCGGTTTCGCATGTCTTGAATCGCTTACGAAGTTCCTTTCCATATCCAGTCTTCAATAGCATATCAGAAACAGTTAGCAATTTTCTCTCTGAGGACAACAACTTACTTCTATCATGAAAACTACATCTTCCAACTCCAAGATGATTTGTCCCCGAACCTGAAGGCCTCAAACAATAAAATCCTTCTGGCATTGTGGTGAGTGCAGTTCCACAAATACGTCGATATCTGACCCCGTCATTATCGAGTAGATATACTTCCTTCTCCGAAACAATCTCAACGTTATCCTTTCCCCTTGCTAATCTTGCCTCTACGGCAATAAGGGCTCGGCTGCTCTCTGATTGTTGCTTACGCAATTCTTCTATGTCCATGTTCATACAACGAAAGGTTACAAAATCTTGCAGTGAGTCCATGAAATTGAAGCTCTTTCAACAACCCAAAAGTATAAATTGCAGGCTCCTTCAAAATTCCAAATCTCGCACGAGTTGTCGAACCTTCAATCAAGTAAAGCATACTCGACCTCTCAGAGAGTTTCAGTGTGCTTCGAATTTCGTCAAACATCCATAACATGAGACGAAATTTCAAATTAATAAGTGTGTCATACGATGTAACCATTCCATGCCGGTCAATATCAAGCTTCTCAAGAAGCTCCAAAGATTTCCTTGATTTCAAATCAGTAGAAGATATTCCAACTTCTTTGATTAATTTCATAACTTGATTGAAAAGTTGTTTGTGTTTCTCGGAAAACTCTTTCCCTGCATCCAAAATCATATCAGCATACCAACGCACAAAGGTCGCACAGAGTTCACCTTTTGAATTTCTCACTGGAAGCCACAGGTCTGATTCACCAATATAGCAAGATGAATTCAATGTAACGAAATCTCTTGTACTTCGAAATACCTTTCTTATCTCAGCATTCTCAAACATTCATTCCCTCCATCAAATTTCAAGTTGTCGAGCTATCTTAGACCTAACAGCGTGATTTGCAAGTTGTTCGACTGACTTATCTTGATTATTTCTATGATTCCAAACCCATAAATATGTATATGCCATAGCAATCGAATCAGCTCTATCTGAACTCAATGATTTTGGAAAGCCTGATGGACGTGGATACATCTTCTCAATTTCGTTAATCATCATTTCTTTCGTTGCGTTACCGCTACCTGTAATAAATTTCTTCACCGTCTTGTTATGAAACATTTTTAATCTCGCAGTGGGAACAACACCTAACATACTCATCACACATATCCCTGATATCTGCGCCAAAGTTAACGTAAGCGCTTGCAATTTTGGAGAGAAAACGTTGAGTTGTTCAATTGCAACATAGAGTCTTCCGTAAACAGGACAGAGGTTATCTACAAGATTTGAAAAGAACTTGTTGTACTCTACAAGTAGTTCAAGTGAGTCAAAAGGATAGTTTTTCCCGCCTACAAACACTCTTGAAAACCACAATGTTCCATCGCTAAGAAGTGCAGATGCGCCTGTTGAATTTTTGTTCAAATCAAGACCAAGAAAAATCATCGAATTCCCTATCTCAATATCTGGAGATGAAAGCTGCTTGATTTCTTTATCAGTTTTCCAAACTTCCGTCACGCTGCACGTCCTTTCAAAATTGAAACTCCACTTCTTCGCTCTACAGTCAACACGTCGTCGGCATGATTTGTAAGCATACCTTCAACTTTGTGGCTTACTACAAACTTCTGCTCAGGAAGATGCTTCAAAAGCAAGAAAAATTCTCGTATTCCAGCATCGTCAAGTGTATCTGCAATTTCATCGCACAAAAAGAAGTACACAGGTGTTTGCGTTATCTTCGAGGATAAATCACGCAATCCAAAACAAACAGCAAGAGCAATTCGCATACGCTCGCCTTCGCTGTACATATCAAAATCAGCCCAATACGCTCCATCCCATACTTTGATATTGAACCCCGATTTAAACTCTCCTTCAGCAGAACGTTTTTCAATCAGCGTTTCGAACTTGATTCGTTCCGTAACTTTGAGTTCACTGAGATAAAAATTTACTCTATCTTCAAAGAACGGTAAGGATGAATCAATAACCATCCTTGAAACTTCAGGAAATCCTACTAACCAAGTTTCAATCAAATTCAACTCTTTATCAATTTCAGCTAATTCTTTCTCTTTCTGGTCAATCTTCACCTTGGCTTGTTTCTGAGCCTCAATTGACACCTCAATTGAAGCTATCTCAGCCTCAAACTTTGCAACATTCACTCTGATTGTAGCTAACTTTTCGTTGCTCTGTTGCAGATGTTGCCGCCACTTCCTGCTAACATCAGCAACAGGTTGATTTCCATACTGACTCATGATTTCAGAATATTGTTCTAAAATTACAGCCATAGAAGACGATTTTTCTTCCCACTGAGCAGATAACACAGTCAAATCATCATTTAATGATACCACCGATTCACAAGCAGCCTTGATTCTCTCATTGTTTTTAACTGCAGCCAAAAGAGAATCCCGAAGAGATGTTACCGATTGCTTAGCAGCTGAAAAGGCTGCTCGAACATTGCCTATTTCAACAAGCAACAAATTTTGCTTTTCAATCAAAGCTTTGATTTTCTCTTCCAGGCCACTTCGCAACTTTGCTTTGCCTTCTATGTCAAACTTCATTAAAGATTTCTCCATGAGCCCCTCATCAAGAAGTAGTTCTGAAAAGCATACTGGACAACGAAGCAACGAAGAAGTAGATAGATTTTGCTTTTTCAACTCCGTCTGTAAAGAAAGAATATCATCCTCTACACGTTTAGAGACTATCATTTTTTCAGATGCCTCAATCGCTAAAGCATCTACAATTTTTTCTTGCTGTGATATGCTCGAATTCAAAGGTTCTACATCTACTGTCTTAGAAGTACTTATCACATTTTCAACAGCAAGTATCTTTGACTTCACACCTAAAATTCTCTCGTGAAGCAAAGTCAATGAATTTTTCAAGATTGTCACATCTGTTTCCAACTTCAAAGCACCATCAAGATTGAATAAATGAGACTGAATGGAGCTCATTTCGTTCTCAAGAAGTTCTTGCTGAGCTACTGCTTCATTTTTCTTAGATTTAGCATTTTCAAGTGCCAATAAAAGAGATGATTCTGACGCTTGATTCACCATCGCTCTTAACTGCCCAACCTCAACATCCACCTTCAACCTGCTACTCAATCCTTGGGCTTTCTTGTCTCGTAGTAATATAATAAGTTCTCCTAAAAAGTCAACTCCTAAAAATCTACGAACTGTCTCAATTCTCTCTTTCGCTCCTGTCTTACTCGAAGCAAACAAATCAATTGAGGAGCGGGATAGCAAAACAAGATTCTGAAAATCCTCGAAAACTCTATTCCCTTCGAACCCCAAGTACTTAAAAATCAACTCTTGAGTATTCTTTCTACCTGTAACTTCCGCGCTGTTCACCCACAGCTTCACTTTGAAACCAGCTTCTGAAATCTTACGAAATCGCTCAATTACAACATTGCCGTATCTTTCATTGTTTAACTCTAAACGAGCAAATCCTGCAGAAGTTCCCCGACGAACTATATCGCTAACGTAGCTCGGTCGAAGAGTTTTCCCAAAAATCACCCAGGATATCACTTCAAAAATAGAACTCTTGCCTGCACCGTTAGAGTTAGCCCCAAACTGGTCAAAGTTCTGACCGAGAACACAAATTGTAGCGCCCAACGGAAACTTTCCAAAATCAATATCAACTTTTTCAAACCGAAATAGATTCTCAATTCTCAGCTTTTTTAGTTGCACGAAGTTCCCCCATGATTTTTCGCCCATAATTAGCAACTTCTTCCGTGAATGAGTGCTGCTTACAATATTCCAAATAAGCCCAATCGATGCCACCAGCCTTCGCAGCTACTCTGTCAACATCAAGAATTTTGTTGTCAACGAAATCAAAATCAAAACGAACCCAGTAGAATCCTAAATTGAGCAAGTCAGCTTGAAGTTTTTTGAAGTCAACAATAGGAAGAGACGCTGAAGCTTTGTCTATACTCAATTTCAAGCACAAAAACTCCTTCATCCCAGTCTTCTTTGGAGCAAACAACTTCATGAAATCTTCATTACGTGTATTAGAATCAATTTTGATATTGCGAACTTCACAGGAGAGGGGGTCTTGCAAAACAAATGCCTCACTCTTCCATCCACCGATAGATGTTAATGTAGCCACTAAGTATGAATGAATATAGTCAATCTCACCCAAATCGATTATGAAGGGAGAACCTACGTACTGACAGTTTGCCAACTCCTGCGGACGATGGAAATCTCCAAGGAAAACATGCTTGAATCTGCTAAACTTAGTAACTTCAACTCCAGATGTTACCCTAAAATCAGATGCTTCAACCTTTGAAAATGCCAATCCAAGATGACCAAAAGCAAATGGTTCAGGGTCACGATTCTCCAATTTCACAAACCAATCATCGAGAACATCGGGTTTCATTTCGGGAAATCCTACGATTGGAATCTCCTCACCAGCCCTATTCATAAACGTTTTCACGAATGGAGTTGACATTGTTTCAAACGCACCTTGAGAAACCCAAGACTCTGACATCAAGTTATGAGCCTGCCAATCGTCTGTTCCATGATTCCCAGCAAGAAGTAGTGTTGAAATTTTCTTCTTTTCCCACAACGGAGCAATGGCCTGAAAGAACAAGAAACGAAGAATTTCAGGGGGATTGGGATAATCGAATAAGTCCCCCAAAATCACAAACCAATCTACATCATGTTTGATAGCAGTAGCAACCATCTGCTCAAGCATAACAAATTTATCCGCCAATCTATCATTGATTTTGAATCCATGAAAGTCTGAAATTTGTACGCCCAACGGTTCGTTGAGCCTCAAGTGCAAATCAGCCGTCAATAGGAATTTCATAAAATTACACCTTGTTCTTTCGCTACTTCAGAACTTTTTATAACTGAACACATCTGAACTCTATTAGTGTTTTAGTCATACTCAATCAAAGTTGAAAATTTCATCGCCGATATCTTTCACTACCATTACTGCTGCTCGTGCGTCGTTAAGCGCACGATGCTGTTTTCCAGGAAGAATCAACCCGTGTTCAATAGCAACATGCCCAAGATTCCAAGATTTATGGAAGTGATTCTTACTCAAGCACCACTTCTTCACTCTCTTTTTGATGTTAACATGCTGCATTCCAAAGGTTTCACCCTTGAAATCAATAGCAGATACTTCGCAATCGAACCTAAGCCCCTTCCAATCATAATCTCCCCAAGATGCAAAACAGGTCATCGTTCTCGACTCAGGCAACCAATTCAAAAAATCAAAGAAAACTTCACCAAACGTAGGCGCCTCATCCACAGCAGATTGAGTAATCCCAGTCAATTTAGTACAAAATTCAGTCAAAGTCGTATTGTGCGCTGGTCTGACAAAACTCGCGAAGTGAGATAACTCATCAAAATCTCCATTAGTAAACACAGCGCCAATTTCAATCACTTCCTGTCTCTTATAATCGAATGGGCATGCCCCCTCCCAACAAGTAGCCTCCAAATCTACAAACACATAGAAAGGTCTTCTCCAATTAAGAATCATGTATCGCTCCGAAAGCTGATTCAACCATTTTTGTGTAGAATTCGTCATCTTTCAAACACCTTTCTTTGAAAGCTTCTACTCCATGAAACTTCTCTTCTCCAATTGTATATCGCCCTCCTCCAGTAGTCGTAACCAAGCCCTTCGCAACAGCAGAATCAAGTAAAAACTTGAAGTCCTCTTCAAAAGTACACTGCTCGAGGTTAAACAAAAACTCTCCATTACCGAAAGGAGGAGCTAACTTATTCTTCTCACAATGAATTTTGACACGAGATAGATTGGGGTCTTCTTTATCCTTACCAAGTCGTTCAAAAAACAGTCGAATACAAGCAGCAAACTTTCCAGCATCACCTCCTATCGAATCCGCTTTTGCGTAGTTACCTGCAAATGTATCTTTCAGATGGTTGATAGCAATAAAACAAGTTGGAAATTCATTCAGTTTGTAGATTGTAGAATCTTTGCCCTTAACACGGAATCCTCCAAACAATGACTGAAAAAACTCAGTCAGAAGCTTTGCACGTGCCATATTCGTGTGCATAGTCTGCTCAGATACAGTTACAGCAGTTTGTTCTTCAGCGCGAATGTTAGCAATCGAATCCAGTACAATCACGTTAATTGGCGGGTCAGATAAAACAATTAGGGCTTGAATCATATCAATGATTTTATCTCCAGTCAACCCAGATACATTCAGCATTGTAAGATTATCTACATCTGCTCCAATTCCTTTAGCCCAAGCTGTTGTATACGAATCGCCTTCAACATCCACCCAAGCACAAGAATAACCTTGCTTTTGAGCAGATGCTACAAAGTTCATCGCAAACGAGGACTTCCCTGCTGAGGGTCTACCAGCAACCTCAACAATTCTTCCAAGAGGTAGCCCTCCAATTCGAAGTATTCCATAATCTAACCGCTTCATCCCAGTTCGTACAATAGAAGGTGGGCGTACGTCTACACCCACCTTGATTGAATTCGGATACAATTTATTGAATTTCGAAAAGTCAGTCATCAAAACAACCCTGCATCTTGTGCATTTTTAGGCGGTGTATCCCAATCCAAATCTCCTTTCTTCAAATCTTGAACATTTCCGGTCAACGCAGAACTTGTAGTTACAGCTCCAGAAAGAGGGGGAGCTTCGCTGGGCTCTTCTTCCTTCTTCGTTTCCACGGGTGAACTTACACGTTCAGAAATCTGCTTCTCTAAAACAGATGTATCGTCAAAAGCAAGTGCGGCTTTTTTGAACTCCTCTACGAGGAATGCGAAGTATGGGAAAACGGGCACTCCACCTTTCTTCATAGCTGTCAGCAAAATTGGATTCTTGACGAACAGTTCTTCGTGAATATCTTCCGGAGTTGCAGGAGCGACCCAGCGCATGTAATCATTTTTTGTTTTGAAATCAATGATAGCCTCAACCTCTTCTGCTGTATACACACCTTTTTCCCGGAGCCAGTCAAGGTCTTGAGCCTTCTGACCAAAGGGCGTACTTTCATCCAACGCTGCAGCAGGAACAAGATTTTCAAACTTGTTGCTGTAAATATTAACGGTGTACTGACGCCGAAACTTCTCGGGGGTGCCGTCGCGAGCCTCTTTCTTAGTCGCTGTGATAAGAATATCATGAAACCAAAACAGTCCATTGGCCAAGTATCCGGGCTTTGTAGGACTTAGAACTTTCATGTTTTCTTTTACAGTATCAAAAATGTTCCAACCAGCCTCAAACACTTTTACAACGGGCTGAGCCTCAGCGCGGTCAAAACAAAGAAACCAATAGGACTTTGCGGGGCTAAATTGAAGTTCAAGAGTCTTGGGGTCAACGTCGGGAAACAAGCGCAAGGCTGCGCGTTTCTCAACCTCAAGCATCTTATCAAGGTCTGTTCGGACGTCGGCCTTGGGCTTGTTAATTTTTTTCCATGAAGTAGTAGGCCGACCATCTTTATCCTGCCCAAGTGTAGGATACCATACGACTCTAACCATTCCGACATAATCAATGAATCTGAATTGACGTGGCTTGTTCAACTCAAAGGTCGAAGGCCGAATCGCATCAATCTGCACGAAATCTCGTACATTGTCCTCCATGTATTTCGGAGAACTTCCAATCTTCACCATCTAACCTCCTTTGTAAATTCTTGTATTTTTGTATAATATATAGAAAACATGCTGATTTTTCTACAAATTTTTATGTCTACGATTAAGAACATTCAAAAAACATATCGAAGCTTGCTGCACAGAAAAAAGCAATCTCTCAAAGGCGTTTTTGTAAACTTCAAGTTCCGAAATTCTCAATGAAAAACTCTTGTAAATCTCAACGTTAGAAACAAAGGCCTGGTCATTGATTTTTTCTCGAGATGGCTCAGTCACAAAACTTTTCGCCACAGCACCTTCCTGAACGAGTTTTAAAGATTGCTCCACAAGCTTCGTTCGAGCTACTTCACGGGCAGATACTAACCACGCCTCAAAATCCAGCTTGACCTTGTTAATTTCCATCTCAAAACGACAAATAAATCCATCCAAAGTAAATCTAACGCTGGAAATATATGAAAGATAATCATTTAACGTAACGTCCGGAACAAGTTCGACATTCACCCCATTCAGCGTTAGGAGCGGATGAAAATCAAGTCTATGCTGTTGCCCTTCAAGTTCGAACTCAAACAACAACAGATTCTCATGAACCTCAACACGCAACTCACTTTTATCGCTGCGTTTTGAAGATTCCTCGTTGAGCATACGAGAAGCACCTCCTGACATTACTTTTTACTCCCAGCAAAAGTTTCTGCAATCTCAGCATCAATTCTCATTTTCACAGTCACTGGTTGCACAGGCTCTTCCATGATTCTAACAAAATCCTCTAAGACCTTATCTGCATCGTCGCTATCACACTCCACTATCACAGAATCGTGAACTTGCGCAACAACAAATGCTTCAAGAAAATGCTCTTGAAGGTGCTGACCTAAACGAACCATGTTAAAATTACAAAAATCAACAGAACTTCCCTGAATCAGAGCGTTAACCGCTTCACGCTCTGCCGCCTCGCGAACTCCATCATTTGCACACGAGTATCCATAAGGACGTCTCCTACGTCCATAACAACTTTCAACATATCCATTTTTTCTAAGAAAACCAATCACAGATGATTTCCATTTCAGAATACTGGGGTACTTCTGAAAATAGATTTCTTGAAAACGTCGGTCTTCCGCCGTACGGGGCTGCTGTCCATACACAATCGAAAAGTTTCTGGTCTTTCCAATATCGCGTTGCTGCTGCGTTACTTTTTCTAGAGGTACTCCAAAAATTTCAGAAGCAACCTGACGATGTAAATCAATGTTGTTAGCGCTGGCATGCAACAAGCGTGCATCTTGACTATACCATGCTAACATTCTCAATTCCATCTGCGAGTAGTCACCTATCACAAATACTCTTCGCAAACTTCGAACTCGATACAACCTCTTAATGGAAGACCCTGCTTTTTTAGGAAGGTTTTGAAGATTCGGATTATCACATGATAATCTACCCGTAACTGTTCCTGTCTGATTAAACGAAGCGTGGATAACACCATGAAAATCCATTACGTACGCCAGAGGCGAGGCTTCATCAAACAAGTATGTGCTCATAAGCTTGTCATAAAGTCGATACTCTAAAATTTCAGAGCAAATCGGATTGGATTCGGCAAGCTCTTTAAGAACGTCCTTATCGACTGACCTCCCTGTTTTTGTCGCCTTCACAGATGGAAGTTTCATCTCATCAAAAAGTAGTGCTTCAACATCTTTGTGAGATTGAATGTTAAACTCATGCCCAGCTCGCTGAAAAATCTTAACTTTCAAATCTTGTTTCTGTGCTTCAAGTTCGTGACGAAGGCGCAACGCATCATCTTTGGCTAAGTACACTCCATTCCTTTCCATTTCTGATAAACAATAACACAAAGGAATACCAAATCTTTTGTAGAATTCTATCAGTTTTGGATGTTGCAATAACTCTTCAGAAAGTTTGGAAACTAAACGATACGTAACCCAAGCATCTTTCGCACAGTATTCGCCCAGCAAAGATGTGGGCACAAAGGAGTAATCATCATTACGCCCATCTTCGGACTTCACATAACGTGAAATCATATCTTTGTACGGCTCTACAAATCGTAAATATCTTCGTTGAAGCGACTCCAAATCGCTGGGAAGATTTTCATCAAGCAAGTGCGCAAGTAACTTCGTATCGCAGGTCAAGTTCTTGACCATACGACCTAAACAAGATTTTATCATTTTCAATTCGAAAGAAGCATTGTGGGCTGCTTTTTTGGCGGGAAGTTCAACAATGTCCTGAATATAGGACGTTGTTAACTCTTGCGATGCACCCCAAAACGGAGTAAGATACGAACGTTTCATCGAAGATTTTCTCTCATACAATGGAATGTAACAGGTTTCATTGTTATTGATTCCAAAACCCACTCCGATAATCAAATGCTTGTTAGGAACCAAACCTGTTGTCTCAACATCTAAAGAAAATGAACAGTTTTCAACTTTGAGCCTGTTGTAAAGCTGCTCGAGTTCCTGCACGGTTTGAAGAATTCTAATTCTCGGCTGCAAATCATAGTATGTAATTTCATTCTTTGATAGTCGATGAGCTAACAACAAATCTTCGCGTAATTCGTGTTCGACTTGCGGATTACGCAAAACGTAGGAAGGATGCCACGAAATTATCAGCAACACTTCTTTTCCGTTCATCGTAGCCCGACGAACAATTCCGCAATGACTTCCTACTGCATCTTTCTCCATCGTAACAAACAATGATGCAGCAGTACGCCCAAGGGCTACAATCACAGAAGGTGTGTTTTGTTTCAATTCTTGTTCAAGAAGATACCTACAGTGATTAAGCTCAACATTTGTAGGCGTTCTATTTGAAGGCGGTCGACATTTGATTGAATTCGTAACAAAGATTTCCGAGTTTGAAACTTTCAACTCAGCGAGTATCGACCTAAGAACTTTACCCGCTCGTCCTACAAACGGTCTTCCTTCAAGTTCTTCGTTCTCTCCGGGCGCTTCACCTATCAACCACAGAGGTGCACTTGGCTCGCCCTCGGATAGAACTATCCGATTTCCAAGTAAAGGACAATTTTTAGGGCAGTTTATCTCATATTGCATAGATGTCACGCTGACCGAGCAAGCAGAATCTTAACTCCTTCTCCCCCGTCAATCAACAATTGAGATTTAGAGGGGTCAAGTGAAATAGTTAAAGCAGACCGTCCGTGGTCAAGAACAAATTGTGCTATCTTCAAAAGCATTGAACTCCGAACGTTAATCACAGTAGCTTTGTCAAAACTACCTGAAACTTCTAACTCGTCTTCAAAGTACGTCCCATCTTCCAGAGTCATTGATAACAAATACCTAGAGTCAACTGCTTTGATTGAAACAACATCGGAATCGGGCTTGTTAGCCAAAGAGCATGAAAGACGCAGAGCTGAAATGATTTCTTCTAGATTCAAATTGAATGAGAAACCAACCTTGAAATTAGCAAAGTGGTCGTTTACAACCTCAATCGGAAACTGCGAAATCATATTGTAGATAGCAACAAATCTTGTGTAAGTTCTACCTTCTTTTTCAAACGAGTTGTAAAGATAAAAAGCGCGGTCAGAGTAGCCTACAGAAATCGTTTCTGCAGGAAAAAATGGAAGAAAATCTACTGCAGCTCGACTAATCGAAACAGCACGATTAAAAATATCTTTCAAAGTTGTAGTTTCAAGCTTACAAGCAATCGCCCTATTACTTGAAAAGAAGCCCGAGGAAGAAATTCCAATTGTATTAAATTCAACAGGAACGTGCGCCGATTCAGGAGCGCAGAAAGCTGCTGCATCGGACATGATTTTCTTGTATGCTTCAGAGGGAAGTGAGTGTAACTCTTCGAGCTTCAAAGTATCAAGATTTATAGAGGAATCGAAAAGAAGAAGGTTGGGGTGATTCGCAGCGGACAGTTTACAAAAAGATTTTTTACCCTGCATACGAATCGTAACCGATGCACTATCAAAAGTCAAAACAATCCGCCCCGATAGATGTTCAATGTAACTAAGAAGTTCTGTGTTTCGAAAACTCAGTTTGAAATCTTCACCCTCAATCACTGCGGGATAAAGCATGTCAAGCGATGCAGTATTACCATTGCCAGCAATACGAAGTGAGCCATTCTTTGTAGAAAACAGAGCGTATTTCACAATTGCACCAGGAGAAATATGCGAAATAGCGCGAAGTGCATCAATCAAATCTGCATGCTCAATTTCAACTCGTGTCTTCACAATTTCCATATCACACCTTTCTGAATAAGTTCAAGAACAGAAAACGATTCTTTCGAATTAAACAACTTTATCAAATCTTCAAGCAAAACACAATGCGAATTTACAGCTTTGTCTTTTGAACACACGCAATCGATTACAATCTCATTGTATTTTATTGAAACTCTATCCGCAGAATCAGTCAGTACACTCGCGCCTTCCCCTACTCTTTTCAAAAACCAATATGAATAGTTTCTCAATTTCGATGGGTCGATTGCAGTTGCAACAGGCAAGCCCGCAACCTGCATGGGCAAAACAGGTGATTGCAACCTCTCGGATTGAGTACCTGTTAGTCTTTGATACAGAGTTAAAAGCAACACTTTAGCTTTCAACTCATCATACACGGGAAATTGTAATCCAACTTCTGTAATAGCTACATCAAGATTACTACCAAAAGCAGCAGCAAATGATTTGTACTTTTCAAGCTGATATGATGGAATGAGTTTTTCACGTTGAAGACCCATCCTTACTTCCTGTACACTCCATAACGTATTAAGAACTTCCCACAACACACCATAAACAGAATTCGATTGCTGAATTAAGTCGCTGACTCCAGCAAGATAGATTTTCAGCTTGTGTTGGACGGCACATTCAAGCAAATCAAACACTTTCACGGGGCTAACAGCATCGCTGTAATTGTATATGTTTTCTAAAGATACTCCTACGGGCTGAACGGCTTGAAGAATAGAAATTGCATCTCTCATCGACCCATTTGCAATACGCGCAATTTCATATAGCGCGTCATCAACAAACTCGATATGCTCAGCCTGACAAATCTCACGCAAACGCGCAGCAATCTCTGTTTGGCTTACCCACCATAAACGAAAGATTGTACAGCGTGATTGAATTGTTTTTGAAACCTTCTGTGGATTCGTAGTACAAAAGAAAAAGTACAAGTTTTCAGGAGGTTCTTCCAGCATTTTCAAAATCGCGTCCATTGCTTGCGAAGTTAAATCATGAACTTCATCGATAATCATGGCCTTTACTTTACCTACGGAGGGCATCGTTCGAGCTAACGCCTTTAAATCTCGAATATCATCAATTCCACGTTCGCTCGCTGCATCCATCTCAATCAAGTCAGGATGGTGCCCTTCCAAAGCTGCCTTGCAATTACTGCATTGATTGCAAGGTTCAAATCCATTCGGTTTTTCACAGTTTAAGAATTTCGATACAAGTCGGGCTAATGTAGTCTTCCCCGTGCCCTGCAATCCACAAAACATGATAGCATGCGGAAGACCTTTACCTTTTTTGAGATATGATGTAAGGCTCGCTACAATCTTCTTTTGCCCTACAACCTCAGCAAAAAGCTTAGGACGGTATTTGTTATACAAAGTTTCGTTACTCATAATTCGCCTACTTTCTAGTATGAATATATAGCTACGCTTAGCTACTTTCTTGAAAAGATTTAAGAAACAGCAGAAATTCAATAGGCTTCCTCAGCTGCTTCAACTCGCAATTCAGCCTCCATTCGGAAATTGCAAGTAACTTTTTTATCGAAGTAAGACTTTGACCGCTCAAAAGAAGCTTAGTAATCTTCAAGCCCAACGGGCTTACAAACTTAGGCAATGAAGCAAGAACTACACGTTCGAAAAGCGAATCTCGAGATACAGCAACAACATCTTCATATGTCAATCCGCCATCGTCTGCATTGTTACGACTAATAGAATCGCCCAAAGAACACGCTACAAGTCTATCCCAAACTCGTTGCTTGCCAAGAATCTGAAAAACCATGTACTTCTTAGCAACTGTACGAGGATTCGCTTTAGGCTTTTTAGAATACGCTGATGTGTATTCCAAGTCAAAATCCCGAGCGAATTTCAGCACAGCTAATCTTTTCTCTTGCTCAATATCTTCTGCGTCATGGTTGGGTAAAACTCGCTGACAAAAAGAATACGGAACCATATTTGTAAGCGAGTTGTAAAGTTGGTCGAATGAATCACTACTATTGTTTCTTTTTACATCCTCAATTAACTCAAGAACTGCATCCATATCAACTCCTTTGAAGTTACTTACATCTTATCGTCTTCGTGGTCAGACAAAATCAAGGTCTCTCGACTCCAATCAAGTGTAATTGCTACGTTATCTCCACAAATTCCATCTTTCTGTTTTGCTAAAATCACGTCCATTGTATCATCTGGTTCATCTTTGAAGTGAAGCCCCCTTCTATGCAACAAAAAAACAAGATAAGAATCTTGTTCAAATCTTCCCGATTCTTTCAGGTCTTCTAATGTAGGCCTGCTATCAGATTTCTTGTTTGAGTTGCTAAGACGCTTGATTTGATGAAGTAAACAGATATGGATATCCATTTTTCGTGCTAGTATGTTACACTCATTCAAAAGATAATCAATCATGTAACGAGTTTCGGCGCCCGCCTGTGTAATTTCCTTCAATTTATCAAACAAATCGATGAACACAACATCAATCTTGCTTTGCTCATTGATACGTTCCAAATTAGAAACAAGCCCGGAAAACGTAATATCACGAGATGGAAGTAAATGATACTTCCAAGATTTTGTGATATACTCAATGTTTTTTTGAACGACTTCGTAAAAATCGTTATTAGTTTTCAACTTCTCACTATCAAAAAAATCTTTCAGCGGCATCCCTGTCGAAACGCTATCCAATCGATTATGTTCGGAATCGATACCCTGCTCAGGACTTACATTCACTACACAACATCCCATTTCACACAAGTTCCTAATCAAATTCGCTTTGAATGCCGATTTCCCTTCACGAGGTCGACCGCCAATAACGCTCATCTCACCCCTAACAACAAAGCCCGCAGTCAGTAATCTATCTATTTGTTGAAAACCTGTCCCAATTTTCTTTCGTTTCATTCTTCGTTGCACTTGAAGCATACGTTCTCTAATCAAGTACTCTCCGCGAAGTACATTAGTTGCCATCGGATTAGTTTGAACTATACAGTCTTGCCATTCTCTAATTCTATTCTCTAAACCCTCTTTTGTAGCACTTTTTTTTGTTCCATACTCCAAAATTCTACGGCTACGGTCTATGCAATCTCTTCCAAGATAGGCCTTAACAAGATTTGTAATGTACGTAGGAAGATTTCTCTCCTCAAAACATAACTCGAAAATTTCTATGATTCGAGTTTTAGGAACAGATGCAACATCCACTACAGTTGCAAGGTCGATTGGTTCGTACTTAAAGTACAGCGACAAAATTGTAGAAAACAGTGATGAAGTAATTGGATTACAAAAATATCTCTTATCTTTTTCATCGTGGATTCCAAGTTGTTCAAGAATGGTTGTAGTCAAATGTGGACTTTTCAAAATCAAGTTGATAATAGCAACTTCACTTTGATATGAAGCTGGAATCTGCTTTACGTCGTCAAACTCATATTTGAACAAATCGGGCTCATAATCTACACTTTCCTGAATCAAACTTTTGAAGAAGTCATACCCAAATTTCAAAATGAAATCCGTAATATCGTAACCTTCAGGAAGTTTCAATCTCCGACAAGTTCTTCCTAATCGATTAACCAATACTCGAGCACAATCCTCACCAGCCTTATCAGCATCTGTTGCAAGATAAATGTTTTTTACTTTTCCCAATTCCTGCTCAAAACCAAAAGGAATCACTTGCGAACCGGGCAGTCCTATTGCGCTGTATCCCGCCTGTGCAAGCATTACTGTATCAAACTCTCCTTCGCATATAAAAAGACTCGATGGGTTCGAAACTAACGCATCGAGATTGAAAAAAAGTTCTGCATACAGTGGACTTGATTTCTTGAGTGAGAGATATTGCTTTTCTTTCAGCGAGCGAAATCTTAACGTCTGAACTTTGTTATCAAGAATGTAGGGAATTACAATACCATCACGAAAAAAATCTGTTCCATCTTCATTACACAACCCTTTGTTATACAACTCTTCGACTGTGAGTCCCATTGTAACAAGTCGTTGAGTTAACTTGTTGTCAGCGTAACCAAACCGCCACTGCGAAGGATTATGAATGCCCCGGCCAAAAAGATATGCCTTAGCTGATTCACTCAAAACAGATTCGTAATATATAGCAACATCAGTAAGAAGCTTATTGAATAACACGATAATCCCTGTTTGTCATTTTAACAATGTCACACATAGCCTCAATTCTACTCAAGACACTATCCAGTACTTTCGGAGCCACTTCAAAACGCTCACGAAGTTCTTCCAATGAAAAATTCGATGTGATTATTACAGATTTCTTCTCCTCATAGAGTTTGTTCATGATATAGAAGTAGTAATCGGCCAAATTCTTATCGGTGAGCTGCTTCCCAACATCATCAAAAACGAGCAGCTCACTGCGTTGAATGATTGATTCATAGTCAACTTCAGGTTCAAATTCTCGCCCATACACGTATCTCTGCCTGAGAAAATTTAACAGGTCTGGAAAAGAAATGAAGGACGCTTTACGCTTCACTTTACCCAGAGATACAATACGTTTCAAAATGATAGCAGCAATTGCAGACTTAGCGTTGCCAGGAATTTGAGAAAACAAGTACAAACCCGGCTTTTTATTTATAGGAAACTCTCCAATGTATTTTTCACAAAGCGAAATCAAGCCCTTGCTAACTTCAGTAAGACCGTCAAAACTTAGTTCACGAAATATAGGAGGCATCCCTGAATGAAGAAGTATGAATTCCGATTTCTCAGAACTCTTTGTGCTTATTTCCATATTTCAACGCGCCGTTATCTACGCCTAAACTACCCGCTGCCAAAAAATGATTGTATGCTTTTGCTAACGTTCCTATGCGCAAAACAGGGCATTGATTGCCCCAAAACGGATGCAACCGTGAATGGGCAAGGTCGATTGCACGTTTGAGAACTTCAATCTTCGCAACTGCGACAAGGGTATTTGCTTGATTAACGTTATCAAGATACATCATTGGTTCTTTTTCAACATTGAATGAATCAGGTGTTACATAGCTATGAGCAGCTAAACTATCAAGAAAGTACTTGATTAGTTCCTTGGATTCGTCAGGGGCGGATTCATATGCTTTTTTAGCAAGGGAAATTTTTACGGACAGTGGTAGACGTTTTTTCGCTGCAGGCATGCACTCTCCAAGTTTATGAAACAATATGTCCTAATATATAACGCCAATTACAAGAAATCAAGATATTTTTCAAACAAAATTGTAAGTCATTGAGTTTCAATAACTTACAGTTCTCAAAAACACAGGTAACACATTGTTACTTATTAGGTTACAGAGAAACTGTTATCGCCTATTCTTATTCTATATTTAATATAATAATATAATAATTAAAGAATAGACAAAACAAACTTTGCGTAAATCAATGTCAGACAAGAGGTTACATTCAATTTTGTAAAGTGTAACCCCTTGCCCACTACAGAGTTACAAACCGCCTTGAGCCTCAGCGTCATCTTCCTGACTTTGTTCTTGTTCAAAATCAAGATTTCCAAGATGAAACTGCTCCAACTCAAAATCTGATTCAACTACTGTGACACCCATCCTGATTTTTTCTCGAATCATCCAATACATCGAACAAGTCTTGAAATGGGGACAGTGAAGATGCTGTTTGTTGTAACGAAGATACTGCTTACACCAAGGACGACCAGCCATTACGACCTTGTCATTCTTCTCTCGAATCGTCTCTTTGATGAAAATTTCTTCGAGTCGAGTCAGGTCACGCATAACTTTTCCTTTCTTGATAGGGTTGTATATATATTATCCGCTGTTTTCGAGAAAAACTTTAGCCGATTCTTAAAAAGATTTGATAATTTTTTGAAGTCACTATATATTATCATAGATGCACCTTACCGAATATAACAATCACGCTGTTCTTGAGCCTGTTTCAGTTGAGCAGTTTGCTCAATTTCGAGATTTGTTCAAACTCGAGTATGTAACATTCCGAAGATTTCGTGGGCGAACGGAGCGAACGCTCAAAACATTCTATTACTGTTTCTACAATCCAAAAATCTTCTCAATGAGTTTTCCAATTGGGGCAATTCAAAAAGTTGAGCAATTCATGATAGATAAACGAATCGAGTATAAGTATCGTATTCATGCAGCGTCCGGTTGTGGAAAGTGCATATATCATCTGCCAGCAGATATCATCTCTAATAAATACTCCTTTCAAGAAGATGCAGTAGCACAAGTTTCTCAGCATCGTAGGGGTATATTTTTACACCCTACGGGCTCTGGCAAAACAACAACAATGGCAAAAATCATTGCTAAGTTACAACGTCCCACACTCGTTGTCGTCCCCAACTTAACACTTTTCACCCAAACTCACGATGTGTTTTCAAAATACTTTGCCCCCGAACCCATTGGGAAATTGGGCGATAGCGTATGGAATCTAGAACGAATTAACATTGCAACGCAGCAGACATTGTGGTCGATTTATGAAGATTCTAAATTTCAAACGCTACGTAACATGATAGATGTTTTGATTATAGACGAATGTCACCATGTAAATTCACAAAAAGGAGGACAAGAACTTGGAAATTCTTGGTTTTGGGTTGCAGCGAAGATTCCTGCTTATTTTCGATATGGCATGACGGCGACTCTGGGCGATAAGAATTCAGCAGAGCTACTTAAAGCTGTCACAGGAGAAGTCATACACGAAATTGATGTAGATACTCTAGTTAAGCGTGGGGTGCTTACGCAAGCTCGAATTGAGATGCACAGAATACTTGTTCATAATTCATCGTATGATTGGCATGAAGCTTTTGAAGCATTGCTCAACTCAACTACTCGCAACCAACAAATTGCTAACTTAGCAACCTTTCATTGTAATCAAAACAAGCGTGTATTGATTATTACAAACAGAATTGAAAAGCACGGCAAGATTCTTCATCAGCTCATTCCGAACAGCGTGTTTGTAGATGGTTCTGCATCAAGCGAAGACCGAAAAGATGCAATCGAGGACTTCAAACAAAACAACCATGTTCTGATTGGCACAATCTTTGGAGAAGGTGTTGATATCCCTTGTGTTGACGTTGTAATTATCGCTAATGGAGGAAAATCACAAAAATCAGTTATCCAGCGATTAGGACGCGGACTTCGAACATTTGCAGGCAAAAATGAAGTACTCATCATCGATTTTTATGATTCGGATGGAGCACTACTCGAACGGCATTCCAAACAACGATACCATACATATAAAGAACTCTTCCCAAATCAAGTTGAGGTCACGTAATGGAAACAAATATCATTTTATCAGACTACTCACCTCCACTCTTTCCACTTCGTAGATACTCCAAAGATGCGTATCAGCGACTCGAAAACTCCCTAAAACAAGGCTACATGGGAGGCATTGTGGTTAACAAAACCACTATGAGGTATATAGATGGTTATGTTCGAGCCTCGATTCTTCAACAACTCGGAATTGCAACTACTTTCGGAATGATTTGCGAATGCTCTGAGGACATGGAGCGAATACTTCGAATCAACACAAACTTGGCTCTCACTGAAATCGACCATTTGCTTCTTTACAACGCTACGCTTGTCAATGGAGAAGTGTTTAAAGAAATTTCACAAACAACGATTCCATCAATCATTCAATCCTTGTTTCAAGGTCAGCATGAACATCCAAGCAAACTCATCAGCACAAATCATACAATTCTCTAAGCCCATTACGCTACGAATTCTTGTTTCGTATTACTATCTTCAATCTGGAAAGTCGCTACTGAACAGACTCAAACGACTCAAAGAAGAACTTGGAGAAAATCTAACGATTTTACTTGATAGTGGTGCGTTTTCCGCCTATTCTCTAAAGAAAGAGATATCTATTTCCTCATACAAGTCCTTCCTCAAAGAGCACAAAGAACTATTCTGGAGATGCTTCACATTAGATGTAGTGGGCGACCAGGAACGAACTTGGAACAACTTCTTTGAATTGAAAGATGCAGGCTTTGACGTAATTCCAATCTACACACGAAAAAGTAACTTTGATGAATTAGAAAAGTGCTATGAATACTCAGATTATGTAGGAATTGGAGGTATTTTCTCATTCGAGGGCTCAAACTTCTTACATACTTATCTCAAGCCTTTGACAGAAAAATTGCAGGGAAGAAAATGTCACTGGCTTGGCGTAACCAACATCAATCATGTTATCAAATATCGTCCATACTCAGTTGATTCATCAAACTTTGCTGGGGCACAACGATGGGGTGGAATCACTTTCCTTCAAAACTTCGTAACTGCAAGCTCGGTGCACAAAGGAATGGGAAAAGGTAGTCAAAAGAACGAAGATTCTGCATCATTTCTTAGTTTACAAAAATTGTCCAAGCCCGAATATCTTTCTGATTTCACTTTGAGGTTATACTCAGCCACCGAAAGCAAGGGCGTTGACCCCGCAAAACTCTTCGACCACGAATCTTGGAGAACTCAACATGCTTTTTCTTCCAAGATTACAATTAGAAGTCATCTCGAGCAAGGTCTCCTTGTCGAATGGATACTAGGAACAAAGGTCTTTCACGCTCTAACTGGTTCGCGCTTCATTGACGATTCTTTACAGGCTTTACAACAAATTCATGATTTCGAAAATCATTACTTGGAACGAAATCTATGATTTCGTATTCGAGCAGCTAACTAACGATTCGTGGTTGAAAACATTGGGTGGAGTATATGGACTGCCCCGAGGAGGGCTTCCTATCGCAACACTCGTATCGCATGCACTGAATCTGCCCATTGTTTTACACGAGGAACTCATTACAACGAATACACTGATTGTTGATGATATCTCCGATACAGGAAAACAACTTTTCCCATTCGCTACAAGAGGTCTAACAATCGTAACTTATGCATTCCATCGTCAATCTATAGTTGTTCCGCATAGATTTTGTATAGAAAAAACCTGTGATTGGCTAATATTTCCTTGGGAAAAACAATAACATCATTATGTATTGGAGAATAAAACAATGGCTTTATCACGACTCAAAGTTCACGACGATTACCTGAACGTTGCGGAGGTCTTCGCAAGTATTCAGGGGGAAGGAACAAACACAGGTCTTCCCAGCGTCTTTATTCGTTTATCCGGCTGTAATCTTCATTGTATTTGGTGTGATACGCCTTATACATGGAATTGGATAGGAACACTATTTCCGCATCGCGACCGGGAAACAGGTCACAACATCAAGTACGACCCCGAAAAAGAAGTTGTTTGTATGACAGTAAATGATATTCGGGCGGAAATCGATAAAATTCTTGTTACATACAACATACACAACATCGTTCTGACTGGAGGCGAACCTCTTATACAGCAACAATCCAGCAGCTTCCAACAGTTACTTGAAGGGCTAGTCCTTGACGGATTCACCATTGAAGTTGAAACAAATGGGACTGTTGCCCCCACAAAACACACGCAAGCATTTGTGGCTCAGTACAATGTATCGCCCAAAACATCTAATTCAAATAATCTAGTATCAGCACGGTACAAAAAAAATGTGTTAGAAACATTCAACTCGTTAGACAACTCTTGGTTCAAATTTGTAGTAGGTTCGCAAGAAGATTTTTCTGAGATTCTGAGCATCATCGAAGATGCTAAGCTTGACCATACCAAAATCTTAATCATGCCAGAATGCAGGTCATCCGAAGAACTTCTTAGAACTTCACAACTTCTTGTTGACCAGTGTAAGAGGCATGGATTTCGTTTCTGCAATAGACTTCACGTAGTCATTTTCAACGCTGCACTTCGTAGAGTGTAAGGAGATAACATGTATTTTATTACAAAAGAGTTTACATTCGATGCTGGACACCGACTGCTTTACTACAAAGGTGCCTGTCACAATCTTCATGGGCATACATACAAATTGCAAGTCACAGTAGTTCCCACTTCCGAAACTCTTAGCAAAGACGGAATGGTCATTGACTTTTCTATCATGAAGGGAATTATCAAAAAATGGTTAGATGAAACTTACGACCATTGTATGATGCTGAATGTAGAAGATATGAAAGTCAAAGAACTTTGTCGTGACCTCGGATTGAAATGGATAGGGTTTCCTTGCGAGCCTACAGCAGAAAACATGGCCAGAATTTTCTACTCTGAGCTAAAAGGCCTGTTTGCTTCACAAGGAATCGCTTCTATTGCACTCTCAAAAATTGATATTTGGGAAACCCCTACAAGCAAAGCATCGTACTATGAATAAAATAACAAGACAAATATCGATTATTCGAAATCTCATTTCATTGATTGGAGATAATCCCGACCGTGAGGGGCTAAGGGAAACTCCTCGAAGAGTATTGAGGTCGTATTCTGAACTGTTTTCGGGCTACATGTATTCGGATATACAAATTCGTCGAGTTCTCCAAAAAACATTCACTGAAACTCATGATTATGACGAAATCATCGTCTGCAAAAACATCCCGTTTATGTCGTTCTGCGAACATCATATTCTCCCGTTCCAAGGTGTCTGTCATATCGGATATCTTCCTAACAAGGTAGTTGTAGGCCTTTCAAAGCTACCACGACTTGTTGATATCTACTCAAAACGGTTACAGATTCAAGAACGAATGACAATGGAGATTGCTTCAATGATTTTTTCTACTTTGAAATCTCGAGGTGTAGGCGTAATCATTGAAGCTGAACATCTCTGTGTAGCTTGCCGCGGTGTGAAGAAGGTTGGAAGTAGAATGGTTACATCTGCAATGCTTGGACTATTCCGAGAGCAGGCTGAAACTCGACAAGAATTTTTGGAGCTAACAAGATGATTACAATTTCACCAGCCAAGACCCACGAAGTTGTCGAAATACAAGCCGTGCTTAATCATCATACAATCATAGGCTATCTCGGCGGTTTTACTATAGCAACACAGATTTCACAAAAAATCGTTCCAAAAAAGCCTTCCTTTTTCACTGCTAAAGATGGAACAGACATCGTAGGTGTAGTCGAAATTGCAAGCAGAACACAAGCGCATCTTATCAAGTACGGAATGGTAGGTGTGATTCCAGAATATCGCCGCCAACGAATTGCTTCTTCAATGTACGCTGCAATCACATTTCAGGGCATACTTGAAGGCCGCCGCCTTTTCGAAGATTCAATCGTAGGAGATAATCCAATACAATTTACATTACTTCCGACTTTAGGGATGAGATTGGCCGGTGAACTCAAGCACAAGACTGCATCTGCAAAGTCAATTTGTCTGTTCCAGTTTGACCTTCTAGAATCTTCTTCTTGGACAGCAATGTGGTCGCGTATTTCGCCTGACATTTCTATTCAACTAACAAATTCGTCGTATCAAACCGAACTCTATGAGAAGAACAAAGAGATTTTAGAAAAGCACAAACCCGAATTTGTCCCTACGCTTGATTCATACATTCAACATATCAAATCAACATGCCAAATCAAAGAGGAGAAAACGATATGCCGCGATTCAAAACATCAATTGCTCTAATCAGTGGTGGCCTCGATTCTGCTGTAGCAGCAGCAATCGCCAAAACAGAATCAAATCAAGTTGTAGCCCTAAGCTTCAATTACAACCAACGACACAAAGTAGAGCTTGAAGCAGCTATGAAAATCGCTGAAAGATATGCGGTAAAACATGTTATTGTGCCTCTCTCACTTGATTTCATTTCAAATTCTGCATTAACATCCAAAGATATCGCTGTCCCGGAAAATAGAGCTTTGGATGATATGCTTTCATCCATACCAGTCACTTACGTACCTTCACGCAACATCATCTTCTTAAGCATAGCCACAGCGCTGGCAGACGTTGAGAACGCTGATGCAATCTACATGGGAATTAATGCTGTAGATTACTCGGGATACCCCGATTGTAGACCTGAATTTGTAACTTCGTTTCAGCGCATGATTGATAAAAGCACTCGACGTGGTGTTGCAGGTGCTTCCATAGCAATCAAAGCACCATTGGTAATGCTCAGCAAAGCTGATATTATCAAAAAAGGTGCAGAACTCAATGTACCTTTCGAGTTAACTCATAGTTGTTACAATCCTTCTGACGAAGGACTTGCTTGCGGCCTCTGCGACTCTTGTTTGATTAGGAGAAAAGGATTTCAGCAAGCAGGAGTCGCAGACCCTACTCGATACGCAAACTTGCAACAGTAGCCTACCGATATCTATGTACGGCAACTTAGATTCAATAGTACGATTTATGGGCGGCTACGCAGCGCTCTTCACTTCCAAGGATTTCGATTTCGAAGGCCGTAAATTTTCACCTACGCCGTTGATAATTTCTCCTTTGCTACTTCGAACATGCTCCTGTCCGCTGTTTTGCGGAGCTTGCTGCAAACCTGTAACGCTGGATTACCTCCCTACTGAAACCTACCCCCAAGAAGCGCAACCTCGAGGCATTGTTGTTAATGAAATCAAAAAGATTGTGTATTCCGTAATACAAAATGAAAAGCAATTGTTCTGTAAAAATCTCTCGACTACGGGACAATGTAATATCTATTCAACCAGACCATTGCTATGCAGACTTGCTCCCTTAGTTGGACGAATAACCAAAACCGATATCAAGACCGTTTCAGTGACCAAAGCAGGACGATTGCGATTGGCCATTACAGGCGAAAGAAAACTTCCGTGCATTATCTCTGAGATTTCAGAGGCTAACGTTATGCATATCAACGCTCTTTTATCTCACTTACAACAGTGGATGTGCTATTTCGAAATAGATTCGAAAATCCCAAGAATTCAAGAGCTCCTTACTTATCTTTATGACGATAAAAAGCTGTACAAGTTATATATTGATAATGAAATGAATTATACACGAACCTTCTATGGAACAAGAAAGTAGGATGAAACATGTCTGAATACGAAGGACGCCAAGACGAAATCCGAGATTTGAAGATGCCGGAAATTGAAATCTTCCACAATGTTTACACAGATTCCGAATTCCAAATTACACACGCTGCGCTGGAATTCAACAGCATCTGCCCAAAAACAGGTCTGCCCGATTTTGGTATTATCACGATTGAATACATACCAAATGACCTGTGCTTGGAGTTAAAAAGTTTGAAATTGTATCTAACAGCGTATCGTAATGTTGGTATCTTCATGGAAAACTCCGTCAACAAAATCTTTTGCGATGTTAGAGATACAATCAATCCAAAAAAACTCAGAGTCACAGGAGATTTCAACGGTCGCGGGGGCATTCAAACGTCCGTTACACGGTCATTGTAACTTCCCGCTTATCTCCTACGTCCCAAAACAAAAGCCCGCTTTTGGCGGGCTTTTGTGATTACTAGAAGTTTTAACTATACAGCTAACACAGAATCGTAAATTACTTTAGGCTCCGTAGTCAGTATTTGACCGCCAATCGCTTCGAGGGCATACCGCCCCTCAAAAGATTTCTCACTCTGAGCAGCTCGAGTAATTGTGTTAGCCAAACCATAAATGGTGTTTTCAGGTTCAGCACCCCAGGCCACCAACAAGTTTTCTTTCTGAGCTTCGGTCAAGTTAAATCGTGTAACCACATTCTGAATTACAGTTGCAATCTTAGCAGCGTCGAACCGCCAGTCCGTAGATGACTTCATCATCTCAACAATGGCTCCAAAAGATTCAAATGTGTGCCGGATACTTAAACGAATCTGATTGTAGACTTGCCCAGATTCAAATTCACCCCCGTCACCCTTTCCAAGATGCACCTGTTTAGTTTTGAACTGCTCTAAAACCATACCATTTGTGCATTGAATTCTAAAAATTCTTGGGATAACTTGAACGGAGGACAATCCAATCTCTGAGTTCCGAATTGAAATACCACCAATCACAGTGTCTCCTGCACGGACGTCCTTCATCAGGTCTTGAGATTTGAACTGAACGGTCATGAAATCATCTGTAAGGTTCAGCGCCTCGATATCGCAGCGCTTGTTGTTTAGCTCGTCCAACGTGCAAAAGAAAACATCCTCATTATCGATAATTCGATACATATCAGATAACACCGCTCGAACTTTGAGGTGCCCATTCGACATTCCCCGAAGAAAGAACGTTTCATCGGGCGCCTTCTGCAACCATGTATTAACGTTATGGTCAAGAAGGCCAAGTTCCTTCCTTTCTTTCATCAAGTTGAAATACTTTGATGGGATGCCCAGTCGCTCAGACAATTGATTTCCAGCATGAAGAGTTAGGTCACCCCCTTCAACAAACTTGGGAGAAAAGAGCTTACCATCTTGCATGCGAATATCAGCAAGACGGCTCTTATCATCCCTTTTTCTCTGCTGAAGTTCCTTCAGCTCGGTCGAAAAATCATTGATTGTACGCATTGTGAAATCCTCTAAAAATGTTAAAGTGTTTAAATTTCAATATGAACACCTAATAGGTTCATTCAAATCAACGGCGTCCTGCAGGAACTTCCTGAACTCCTCAAGACTTTGCAGGAAGAAACTGTGCCAACCTTCGAGACTGTGGTCTCCCTCATCTTCAATTCTTGCATGGCTGGCTCGCAATTCCTCTAAGGAGGGCAAGACTTGATTTTCAGGAGTAGCAAGTTCAAGAATTGCTTTAGCGTCTTTAACAGAAATAAACCCAAGGTTATCAACATAGTTTAACACTTGGAAATTAAGAGTTCCTAACAACCCACTAACATTGAAAGAACTTCTGAAATATCCACGTGAATGCAGCTTCTCATATAGTTCCTCGACTCCTCTCTGAAGGTCAACAACGCTAAGGTCTGAATGAATAAACTCACCTTTCTTCTTAGCATACTCAGTATCATCAAAGGTGCCTTTGAACTTTTCGTCAAAATCCTTTCCCAGTTTGTCAATGAGTAAATCACGCTGTTTAACTATTCTATTGAATTCCTTAGCATACTTCCGTTTGCACTCCTCGCGCAAAGACATAATGTAAAAATCCGCGCCCATTTCAATTCTCCTTTCTATGCAGAGCTGTTCTGCATGATTCAGATATTTCACTGTTCAAAATATCTTCGATGTCAACCCAATCATCAGACGAGATGATTTCCTTCCAACATATCCCCACTCTTTTTTTAAACTCAGCCTTCATCAAAGTAAATCTCATTTCAATTCTCCTTTCAGATAAAAAACTCCTCAAAGGCGGTTGCACCGGACGCGTTTTCGACATTCCTGACGGCCTGCCGTCGGTCTCGAACCGACTCACCCTTGAGGTTGCTTTGTAACAAAAGAACACTTCACAGTTTCCTGCCACTGGCTCCAAACAGGAGTGAGCCTCTCTACTATCGTAGTTGCTCATATTTTGAAGTGTCCCTCCTGTACTCATTTCCAAACTCCGGTCACGGAGATGAGCAGCGCCCCCAAAATGAGCGCTGCTACAAGTCCGAGTAAAATTGACTCAAGAATATCTCTTTTGGTCAACCTTATCATTACATTCTATCCTTTCCAAATAAAGTGCTCAAAGCAGTTTCAAGCGGAACTTCGAGCTTGATAAAAATTGCTCTACTGGGGTCTTGATTCCACTCAGTGTGAACCCCAAACTCCTGAAGAGCTACTACTGCGGAAACTCCAACCTCTCTTGCAGGCAGCTTGCCTTCGCAAAAACGAATCATGCACCCGTTCTTTTCACGAAGCCGTGCCGCGTCCTGTTGGTGATAGTAGATGTAACCCTGAAAATCACCTTCGGGAAGGGCAGCGCATGCGCAAGACATACAATCTTCGAAGTTCTGCCTTGCGAAGAACCCGCGTTGCCGCAGCGTTCTGAAAGCATTGTTCAAATCTTGCTTGTTTCCCATTTTCAATTCTCCTTTTTAATTGTTAATGTTTGATTATGCGCCATCGTAAAATAAATCAATCTTGCTTACCTTGAATTGTCCGGGGTCGATGAACTCTTTATTAGTACGCTTAAGGCCTGCTTGAATTACTTCTGAAATCATAGCATTCAGGTCTTTTCTCTTAGCCCGAATGTAGTTCCAAGCCCTTTGCTCTCCCTTATGCCAAAATTCTAAGTTGTACATTTTCAATTCTCCTTTTTGAGGTTTCTTTTGTCTTTCTAATATCATTATAATATATATATATCCGCGGAAATCAAGAGAAACTTTAGGAAATATAAAATTTTTTTTGGTCTTGATACACAATAGGTTACACCATCTATCATCCCATTTATTTTTGTAATCAATACCCAACCTTTTTGGTTGTATATCC